AAAAATTATAAAAACTTTGATGTACAAATATTTGGAGATCCTGCTGGAGATTTTAGATCACAAACAGATGAAAGAACTCCTTTTTCTATTATGAGAAACTATGGATTAAAAGCTGTACCTGCACCATCTAATGATGTTGCTTTAAGAATAGATTCTGTAGATTCAGCTTTGCAAAGATTAATAGATGGTAAAGCAGGATTTGTAATTGATCCTCAATGTATTAATTTAAAAAAAGGATTTAATGGTGGTTATCATTATAGAAGACTTCAAACATCTGGAGATAGATATGATGAGAAACCTTTTAAAAATAGATACTCTCATGTTCATGATGCATTACAATATTTAATGATGGGTGCTGGTGAAGGTAGAACTTTATTAGCAGGTAGATCACAAAGTAAACCTGTAATTGCTAAAAAAGAATGGGATGTATTTGCTGGACAAAAAACACAAAAAAGAAAAGTATGGGATCTATTCAAGAGGAATGGTTAGTTTATTTCCATAGTGAAAGAACACAAAGATTTGCTAAATGGATATGGTGGTGGAAACCTCCACATGGATTTGGTCATTGTGGAGCCTTAAAATATATCGAACATTTAGATGTATGGGAACATTTAGAATTTACACATGCTGGAATTAGAACTTCTTTTTTAGATAAAGAACAATCTAAGAACTTTTTTAGTTATTTGTACCAATATGAAATACTTGTTTGCCCAGTTAAAAATGATTGGCATTTATTTAGAATTAAAGAATTAAGCTGTGTTTCATTTGTTATGAGATTAATAGGATTTTATAGATGGTATATAATAACTCCATGGCAATTATATTGTGCGTTGCGTAAAGCAGGATATAAGCCATTTTGGAATAAATCTGATAAAAAGGAATTTCTATGAGCGGTGATCCAGGAGGAAATAAGGGCCCAAATACTGGCCCAGCAGGAATGACAGGGACTACTACTGTTGCAGGTAAAACTGTAAAACAGTATGGTACTAAAAAAGATGCTGAACAAACTAGATTAGAAAATTTTCAACAAGGTACAATTAATAGAACAAAAGAAGCTGTTGCTAAAGCTCCTGTTTTAGCTGCTAAAATTTTATCTCCTATTGCAGAATATGGTGCAGGTGTTAATTCAAAATTTTTTACAGATAAAGTTTTAACATCTAGTAAAGCTAAAAAAAATATTGGATATACACAATCTGAATTTGCTGCTCTTACTGCAACACAACAAAATAAAGTTTATAAAGATTATATGTCAAATAGAATGTCAGGTAATGTAGATGCTTATGGAAATTTAATGCCTGGTGTTAGAATTGAAAATATTGCACATAAAAAAGCTGATGGCACAATGACAACTAGACAAGTTATTATGCGTGATAATAGTAATGGTCAAACTAAAACTGAAGCTCAAATAGAAGCTGAAAATGTTGCAGCACAAAAAGCTAAACAAGCAGAAGCAGATCAAGCTGCAGCAGAACAAGCTGATGCTTATAAGAAAAAAAGATTATCAATAACATCATCTAGATCTTTATTTGCAAGACCTGGTGGTAGAGGATTTTTTGACTAAATGACAAAAAAATGGATTCAACAAGCAATTAAAAAACCTGGCTCTTTAAGAGCAACTTTAAAAGCTAAAGAAGGAAAAAATATTCCTAGAAAAAAATTAGTTAAAGCTGCTAAAGGTTCTGGTATAACTGCTAAAAGAGCTAGATTAGCATTAACATTAAGAAAGTTTAAATAATGGATTATTTGGATAACTCTGAAATTAATTATGGTACTCAAGATAGAGCATCTGAAATTTTAAAAAAATATAAAGAAGCTCAAAATATAAAAGATTATTGGAAAGATAAATTTGAAGAAGCATATGAATATTGTCTTCCAAATAGAGAGTCATTTTATGAAGAAGCTCCTGGTCAAAAAAGAACAGATAAAATTTTTGACGAAACTGCTGTAGTTGGTGTACAAGAATTTGCATCTAGATTACAAGCAGGTATAACTCCTACATTTGCTAGATGGGCAGACTTTCAAGCTGGTTCAGAAATACCACAAGAATTAAAACCTAATATTAATTTACAATTAGATAAAATTACAGATTATGTTTTTCAATTATTACAACAATCAAATTTTAATCAAGAAATACATGAATCATTTATGGATCTTGCAATTGGTACAGGTGTTATGCTTGTTGAAGAAGGTGATGCAATTAATCCAATTAAATTTACAGCAGTACCATTAACAAGAGTTTGTTTAAACACAGGCCCAGATGGTATGATAGATTCAGTTTATAGAACTAGATATTGCAAACCACATGAAATTAAAATTTTATATCCTAAAGCTGTTTTACCAGAAAATTTTGATCCATTAAGAAATAAAAATAAAATTAAAATTATAGAAGCTGTTTATAAAATACATGAAGAAAATGTTGAAAAATATAAAATGTGTATTGTTATGGAAAACCCTAAACATATTCTTTATGAAGAAATGTTTACAGGAGAAGGTTCAAATCCATATTTAGTATTTAGATGGAATAAAGCTTCTGGAGAAGTTTATGGTAGAGGGCCAGTATTTAATGCTATGTCAGCAATCAAAACTTGCAATCTTACAATAGAATTAATTTTGCAAAATGCACAAATGTCAGTAAGTGGTGTATATACTTATGAAGATGATGGTGTAATTAATCCAGATAATATTTCATTAGTTCCTGGATCTTTAATACCAGTTGCTCCTGGTAGTAGAGGTTTATTACCTATACAATCTGCATCTAATTTTGATGTAGCTCAATTAGTTTTAAATGATATGAGAACTAATATTAAAAAAGCTTTATACATGGAAGCTCTTGGTAGACCAGAAGGTACACCAATGACAGCTACAGAAGTTTCTGAAAGAATGGCAGATTTATCAAGACAGATTGGTTCATCTTTTGGTAGACTTCAATCTGAATTAATAACTCCATTATTAAAAAGAATAATTAGAATTTTATCTAAACAAGGTAGAATAGACATCCCTAAAGTAAACGGTAGGGAAGTTAAAATAGCTCCACGTTCACCATTGGCTCAAGCACAACATATGCAAGATGTTTCTGATGTAACTAGATTTAATGAAATTATTGCAGCTAACTTTGGCCCACAAATGATTAATTTAATTGTTGATCAAAATGAAACTGCAAAATATTTAGCAGAAAAAATGAACTTACCAGAAAAATTAATTAGAAATGAAGAAGAACAACAAGAGCTAGTTAGACGTTTACAACAAATGCAAACAACACCAGAAGGAGGTGAAGCTCCACCAGGAGCATAATATGTCTTGGAAAGATCTAGAGAAAGAGAAGCCCAAAATAACAAATAGTATTGATGGTTACATAAGATCTGCAGAAGATGAGCAGATTTTAAATAAACATTTTGCCAATGTCTTTAAAGGAGATGAAGGTAAAAAAGTTTTAAACTATTTGCAATCAATAACAATAGAAGCTGTTGCTGGGCCAAATATAGATAGCAACAGATTGTTCCATTTGGAAGGTATGCGATTCCTTGTGGGAATAATTAAAACTCGCATAACAAAAGGAGAACAAGATGGCAGATGATAATGCTAATACAGCACCAGTCGCCACTGAACAAACTTCAGAGGTAACTAAACCAGATTATATTCAAGATAAATTTTGGGATGCTGAAAGAAATGAAGTTAATATTGAAAACTTAGCTTCATCTTATAACTCACTAGAATCTAAATTAGGTTCTAGAACAGAAGATCTAACTAAACAAATTAGAACTGATCTTGAAAATGAAAAACTAAGTAAGGTTCCTGAACAATATCAATTAAATGTTCCTGAATTAAATGACAACATTAGTTTAGATATAAGTCAAGATATGCCTATTGTACAATGGTGGAGTAATACAGCTAAAAGTGCAGGGTTATCTCAAGAACAATATGATGAAGGTGTAAAAGTATTTGTTGAAAATGCTATTTCAAATCTTCCTAATGTTGATCTTGAAATTCAAAAACTTGGAGATTCAGGCAGAGAAAGAATTGAAGCTGCTGAACTTTGGTCTAAAAAATATTTAAGTCCAGAATCTTATCAAGCAATATCTAGTTTTGCCTCAACTGCAGAAGGTGTTAAAGCTTTAGAAGAAGTTATGAAACTTACTAAAGATAGTAGTATGCCTACAAGTCAAACACAAGTTGATGTAACTGCTGATATTGATGATCTTAAATCTATGTTAAAAGATCCTAGATATTGGGATTCAAGCAGACGTGATCCTGCTTATGTAAAACGAGTAACGGAATTATATGAGAAGGCTTACAAAGGACAAAAACAAGCTTAAATTTAAGTTTAAAAAACTTAATAAGCCAATAAAATGGCTTGACTGTGTTTCGCAAACTGGTTGGTTATCTGTAGCTCAAATGGAAGCTGCAGAACCAGCAGTTTGTAAAACTGGTGAATTTTGGATATACAAAGATACCAA